ATGGCATACGAAACAGTAGGTATAGACGTTGGAACCTTCACGGCTTCCGCTGATCTATCCGCAAAACAATACTACTTCGTAAAAATGTCCGGTGACAATACCGTGACAGTTTGCGCCGCAGTAACCGATAAACCAATCGGAGTTCTACAGAACAAACCAGCATCAGGAGAACAAGCAATCGTACGAGTCTTTGGTGTTTCCAAAGTTTCAGCCGATGTTACTCTTGCAGCTGGGAATGTTGCTGGAACCTCCGCTGATGGTCAATGTCAGACAGTGTCCGCAGGTTCTGAGACAACCGTCTTCAACTGCGGTCAAGTCTTAACAGGTGGTTCAGCTGGCGAATTAGTATCAGTATTGGTAACAATATCAAACAGCAGAGCAGCGTAAGGAGACTAAACGATGCCACAACCAACAACATCAGACGTTCATGTAGACGCAGTATTGACGAACATGTCAATCGCTTACATGCAAGACGCAGATCACTTTGTAGCTGGAAAAGTCTTCCCGACAGTTCCAGTCCAAAAACAAAGCGACCTATACTACACATACACCCAAGCTGACTTCTTCCGAGATGCCGTTGAATTACGAGCAGACGGAACAGAGTCAGCCGGAACAGGGTACGGTCTTAGCACTGACAGCTACAGCGCACTCGTATATGCTCTCCATAAAGACATCGGAGATCAAGTTCGAGCTAACAGCGATGCACCACTGTCACCAGATCAAGACGCAACTCGATTCCTGACACAACAAATGCTACTCCGTCAAGAAATTGACTGGGCTAGCAAGTACTTCCAGACATCAATCTGGGGAACTGATAGCACTCCTTCTACCCTCTGGAGCGCAGCATCAGGCTCAGACCCAATCGGGGATGTGCAAACAGGAATCAATACTGTACTAACCAACACCGGCTACAAGCCAAATACGATGGTAATGTCATACGCTGTCTTTAGTATTCTAAAGAACCACGCTGACATCATTGATCGTTACAAGTACACAAGTTCAGCATCAATCACAGAAGAATTACTTGCTTCTGTTCTTGGCGTTGATCGAGTACTGGTCATGGGTGGAATCAAGAACTCAGCAGCAGAAGGCGCAAGCGCCTCCTATGCACAAATTGGAGACAAGGATGCTTGTCTACTTTATGTAGCGCCAAACGCTGGAATCATGGCTCCATCAGCCGGTTACAATTTCTCATGGACTGGGTTAGCTCAGTCAGGTGGGATTGGTACAAATACTGCAATCAGCCGTTTCCGTATGGATGCTTTACGAGCTGACAGGATTGAGATTGAATCCGCTTGGAGCTACAAAGTAGTTTCCTCAGCACTCGGATACTTCTTCTCAAACTGTGTAGCCTGATTCAGTTAAGTTACCCAGATCAAGTATCTGCCACCGCTTAACCGATAAAGTGGGGAGGGATGGGGCAACCCTCCCTCTCCACTAACACTTTTAGGAGACAATCATGGCATGGAGTTATTCAGGAGACCCAGATTCGAGCGCATTAGATAGTGTCCGGTTCTTAATAGGTGATACAGACACTAACGATCAGCTCTTAGCGAACGAAGAAATAAGCTGGGTTAATAAACAAGTCAGCGGAAGCACAACCTCAACCGATGCGCTGTACACGGTCGCTTACCGTTGCATGGTGACTATCGCTTCCAAGTTCTCAAGGCTAGCCGATCAAGCCGTTGGCGATATGCGTGTCAGCATGTCACAGAAAGCGAAAGGCGCTAGGGAACAAGCGAGGGAACTCTTAACGTTAGCGCAACAAGAAGGTGGAACACCAACACCGTATGCAGGTGGCATAACCATCAGCGACAAAGAAATAGACTTGGACAACAGCGACCTCGTCAAACCATTCTTTACCAGTGGGCAGTTTGCCAACACATCAGATTACGGAGCTGGTCCAGCTCAAGCGCCGAGCGAGCTGCTTGATGATGGGTGGACTTCGTGACAGGGGCATCACCTTCAGCGGTGTTCGCCACTGATTTGAAAGTGCAGATGACTCCGACAACTGTTAGCGTCAGGACATCAAGCACAACAAACAATTACGGCGAGTACAGTTACAGCGGTGACGCTACAACATATCCGGCGTATGTTCGACGTGTCACTGAAGCTGATCGAGACGTTTCTAACGTTGACGCTCAAGTTGATTTCGTTGTGTATATCCCTGACCAAACTTTGTCGCTCGCTGTTGATGACCAGATAACATTACCAGCGCCAGTCAGTGCGACACGCCCCATCGTCAAGGTGGATATCCGTTCTGATGCTTTGGGGCAAGTTGGGGTAGTAGTGTTCATAGGGAAGATACGATGAGCATAGTCATACAGAACATGGGGCAACTAAAGAAGGCGCTAGCTGCAAGTAACTTGGTTGTTATGGAAGGCGCTAGGGAAGCCATCACTGATATGACTACAGTTCTAGCTCGTAAGTCAAATGAGTTGGTTCCGTTCGATACCGGCAATCTAGCCCGATCTATCGTTATTAAATACCCGACCGTTCTCAGCGACAAGCCAGAAGGGTCAGTCGCCTATGGTGGCACAGGAGCGCCATACGCTGTCGTGCAACATGAAGACACAACATTATCGCACCCACCGAAAGCGAAAGGTGGTTCCCCAGTCGCCGCAGGCACAGGAAGGGGACCGAAGTATTTGGAGTACCCACTGAAACGCATGGCGGTTCCTTTCTTCAACAAGAAACTCATCAAAGAAATTAATAAAGCGATCAAGAAGATGAGCCTATGAGTATGCTGACTGACATAGGCGCTTACCTTAATAGTGCGTCAATATCAACACAAGACCTGACGCTAGGCACGAACCTGATTCTAGGTCGATTACCGGAAAGCCCCGACACTTGTGTAGGGCTTATCCAAACAGCTGGAGTAGCGCCAACAGACACGTTCGGGTCTAGCTTCCCACCGCTCGAAACTCAAGGACTGCAAACATTAGTGAGGGCATCAGCCTACGCCACAGCGGAAGCGCTCGCCGTTGATGTGTTCAAGAGTTTGACTGCTGTGGATAACCAAACATTGACCTCAACCCTTTACCTGAAAGTGGAAGCGCTACAGTCACCGTTCGCTTTGGAACGTGACGCACAAGAACGGCTGATAATGTCATGCAACTACAACGTAATCAAAGCGCTTTAGACGCTTACGCTGAAACGCCCTCTAACGGCTCTGTAACGCTCTCTAACGTGCGTTGCGTGAACTGCGGTAAGTTATTAGCCGAACTCATAACAACGCCGTACAAACTGTTCTGTAGGGCGTGTAAGACATACAACGAAAAATAAAGAAACCCCCCATCTTTCGTCTTTCAATGAGGGGTTCCTTTGGTATGTTTAGAGGTGGCTTGCTAGTTGGCTGATGAGTGACTTTGCGTCTTCTCTTGAGATAACTAGATTTTGAGTAGTGTTAAATATCTCTCCTTCGATTACTACTGTTTGTTGTGTTCTTATTCTGAGGTCACCATCTTTGTTGGCTCCCTGTACGTTGATAAGATTTACGCTGGCGTAATCTTGTTCCGCTAGCTCAGTCATTCCGGTAATAATGGTGTGGTGACTCACTCCGGTGTCATATGATTTACTGACTAATTTCCCGTAGTGAGTTTGGTTTCCTTCACTGTCGAGGGTTTCTTTTACTATTTCTTGGTTCATGGAATTTGTCCTTTCTTGATTTGTTTGTGTTAACTCCATGAGAGTAGCTTACCACTGTTGGGGGGGGTTTGCAACTATTTAACACAATTTATTCAAATTATTTACAAATAAGACCTACAGACAAGTTCGTGTATATTGCGTAAACTTGTACCATGACTGCCACCAGACGACTTCTCTATGCGCTACCTCGTATAGGTTTAATAGGTGTGCTGTTACTTGCATGGTTCGCTCCGCCAGCTATGGCAAACGAAACCACCTGCACCCAAACTGAAACCGGCTGGACTTGTACTGTGTGGGTTAATGTGTTCGGGGAGGGTCCGAGCTTTACTTTCACACTGACTGAGGAAACAGATATTATCGCACGAACCTTCACTAGCATGACATGTGATGATTGGGATAGCGCTCCACATGATTATGCAGCTGACCCGCACCTGTGGCTGTATTCAGTTGATTCAGAGGGTGTCCTGACGGAAATAGCGGAAGACGATGATGGGCATACAGAAGTGAACGATGGTTCTAATATGTGCTGGGATGCCAAAATAGAAACAACATTACAAGCAGGTGACTATTCTTTGAGGGCTGATGCGTTTGATGTTGACTACATAGGCACATACACACTCGAGTTCGTGAACGTTAATGTAACAGTTCCCCAGCCTACGCCTACACCACCGCCAGAAGTTCCTGAACCGACACCTGAACCTGACCCGACTCCAACTCCGAGTCCAGATCCAACCCCAGACCCGACACCCAGTCCAACTCCTGAACCAACGCCTCAGCCAACACCCATTGAAGATCAAGAACCAGAGGAACCAGTTGAAGATACTCTCCCACCTGTACCTGAACCAACGCCAACACCTTCATTGCCTACACCAACCCCCATTCCATTGCCACCAACCGCTGAAGAAATATCTGACGCATTGGAAGACTTTATCACAGACAGCGACATAGAGTTTGACTTTGGGTTTGACCCTGAAGACTTTGACTTTGATGACGATGAAATAATCGTAGACGAACTACCGGAAATAGACCCAGAGGAATTCGAAGACTTTGAAGACTTTGACCCAGTGGAGCCAGAAGAAGAACTAGAGCTAGAGCAAGAACTAGAAGACGAGGAATTGATTATTGAGCTAACAGCGGATGAAGTTGATGACGAGTTCCTTGACGAGTTTGAAGCCGGACCACCCAACGAAGACGACATCTACTTTGACGAGGAAACCGGAGAATGGGAAGACGACCCCGACCTCGAACTAGAAGAAGTTGATGTGGAAGATTTATTAGAGTCGGAAGAACAGCTAGAGG